TATCCGTTTCTAGTTGCTTCTCTAACGTATGCTATCGATTTTCTAATTAATTCCCTCATATCGGATGAATTTATCCAATGAAGGCTCGACTTGTAGTTGCAGTATTCTTTTACGACCTGATAACAAAATTCGTTATCCCAGGTCTTGACCTTTGTATCCACTTTTTCTTTAGATATCTCGGCCTGCACAGGGTATGGAGCTCTGCCGAAGTCGTTGTAGTAAAACTTCAAGTCAAGCAAAACAGTTGGTGGAAACTTTCTGTAGATTTCCCACTCAACGTCGTTGAAACTAGTTCCCTCTTTTGTGTTGCACGGGCTGCAAAGAAATCCTCGTGCTAGTCCACTCTCGTGGCAATGGTCAAGAACCATGCTTGCTTTATCATTGCCACACATGGCGCAACAACCTGCCTGCCAGGTATGCAGATATCTATAGCCGTCGTAGTCGAGTAAAGTTTTTGTATCGTAACTATTGCGCTCAGGTTCTCTGGCCCAGCGCAAATACACCGGCTGTGGCATTTCTGATAAACGTAGTTGCGATTCGTCTTTTCTCATACATTTTATTTTGTCTAGTGGGCTAGACGGGAATTGAACCCGCGACCACCATTTTATAAGAATGGCGCTCTAACCACTGAGCTACTAGCCCTAGTGATTACGGATATATTCGGCGTTCTGCTGATTCTGGTTCAGAGTCTCTGTTCCAGTATGTTGGAATTTCTCCGAGAAGCATTGCTGCATCGTGGATGTCTTGGTCCATTTCTGGCAGTTTCTTGTCTAGGTCTACAAGCCAGCCAGCAGCAAAGTACGACTCTGACCTAGATGCCATTACTTCCGGGAACCAGTGATGGAGCAAGGCCTCAGCAGTCAGCTTTTGTGATTCAAGGGTTGCGATATCTTCTTTTAGTTCAAGAATCCGCTGTTCAAAACGATGACACTGTTCAATCCAAAATTTCAGCTGCTTACGCTCTTCGCTTCTTTTTTCAGAAGGCGGTAGGTCTGGCATTTCCATTATTCTGTGTCCGAATCGTATTTAGGGTTGATGAGTAAATCTTGAACATCGTTGGCCATTAGCAAGAACCCACGAGCAGGGTTGTCTTCCCCGCCCAGAGATTTTTTTGTTGACTCATTGAACTTATTTCTGTTCGCACGAAGATAGCGCCTCAGTCGAGAGGTGTCAACCATCACGAACGAGCCGTCAAGCGCAAAAACGTAAACCCACCATTTTGCGGTAGTAACGTTTATTCCACTAGGAACCCATACCTGTTCGCCGTTTTCGTCACGGAGGGCTTTGGGGTTTTGGTTGGTTTCCACAATCATTCTTCCATTTCGGTACCTGTCAGTTTTGACCTCAAAACTTCCGGCTGAAAGAGAATCTAAAAAACCAGTAACCAGGTCCTCGCCCTGATGCCCAAAAGAAAGGTCTTTCTTGAAGTCGAACGTTCTTTGTGGAAGGTCATATTCTTTTCTAGTCATCAGATGCCCCTCCTTTGTCCCCTCTAAAGTATTTAGATAGCTCGTCACCGTCAATAATGATTTCGCGAGGCTTGGGAAGCGATGTTCTGATTTCAAGAATTCGGTCTATGACGCTTTCTACTGAAACCCTAAAGAAATTGTCGTAAGAATAGAGCTCTGAAAGCTCTGCAAGATAGCGGTCTATTTCTTCCACGCCCAGACACTACCATCCTTGGGAATTAATGCCACCACAATAAAACGGAAAATATTTGACGTCCGGTGTTGCAATGTAACCAGCTTGTGTATAGGTTAAAAACAACCTAGAAAAAAGGAGACTTTATGTCTGAGTACGATGTACTAAAAAATAAAGGACTTGTTCGTGGTCGCCCTCGCCTCAGCGATGAGGAACGCGAGCTACGCAAAGAGATGACCAATAAGCGTCAAGAAGCACGTCGCAGGGCTTTGCTTGTTTTGCAGCATCGTCATTCCGACGAGTATGCAGAGATTCTCGAAAAAGAGATGAAAGCAGTAATGAAGAAGTAATTATTCTTCTTCTTCTAAATCTATCTGTGCCGAATCTTCAATGACTTTTTGGTGATTCTTTTTTACCGTATCATTGTGTTCTGCAACTACAACTAAATCCATTAAGTCATTGTTTTGACTTAAGAAAATGCTGTTAGATATCTTTATAGATGCAAGAGCAGAATCTGGATTTTTTGTATCAAAAGGCAAAGCCATATTAATCACCGTAGTCCGTGAATTTTCTAGGGCGCTGTTTTTTAGGCTTACGCCTGTGTGTCTCTCCCTGGCTTTGAACCCAAGTATCAAAGTCTTCCGGTATTCCAGGATTGGAAAGAACATACCTCTGATACTGCTCTAGAAGCATGTCGTCTTCGTCTTCGTATCCGCTCATTTTTATTCGTCCTCACCGAGAGCTGACTGTATGTCTTTTCTAAGAACAGAATTTATAACAAAACGTTCGAAGTTTGTGTCAGGGTGCAAGTAAGCATTTATCCCTTCAGCAAACATCTCAAACATATTTGAGTGTGCGTATCTTGTTATTGTTCTAGGCATAGTTTTTGTCTCAGAGAATTCTTTATCCAAAAGAGGCATCATTGTCGAATCAGACATGTATTTTTCTGCAATACCAAAAAGTCTTGCATTATTTCTGTCCTTCATTCTTGAAGTAGCAGAAAGCCTCTCTGAGTTATTGAGAGTAGATGAAATAAGATAATGAGACCATTCATGACGCACTTGACCGTTCACTGAGGAGTCGATTAGTGGTTCACCCATCTTTGGCATAGACGCTCTACTTATGAGTGATGATTCTTCTAGCATTTCCCCGTCTGGGTACAGCGACTTAATAGCGGAAGGAAGTATTGCAATACTTGTAGTGAATGCATCCGAGACGATAGCTACTTCGCTGTTTTCTCGTGCTTCTTCATCTTTGGCCCCAGACATTTGCTTTACTATTTCTTTTTCAGCATTTTCTGTTTTTGCAACAATTATTGGGAAACCGAACTTCTGAATAGCGGAAACAAATTTTGGTGACTCGTCTATAACTTTTTTGAAGATTTCTTTTACTCTGGCAACGGTTTTGTCAGAAAAGTCAACAGCATTTTCTGGCTTGGCAATCCACTTATCAAACTCAGATTTAAATTTTTTTTCTGATTTGTCGGTCATGTTTTCAAGATTGTTAAACCTTTTCCACATTTCGTAGTACTGCTCAGCAGATGCTGGGGTAACCATTTCCACTATCTGCTCTGTAGGCATCTCGGAAAAAAGTCTTTTGGGGTCAGGCGCAGGCATTTTGGGAAGCTCTAGGGTTTCTTCAACCGGGAGAGCCTTTATGGGGGTCCGCTCAGAAAACTCAGATTTGTTTTTTGGGGCAACCCTGTCAGAGAGGAATTTCCTTTTTACCCTCCCGGCACCAGCTATTCGTTCCGAGTTCTTCTGGTCAGGCCATTTATTTCGTCGCCCCGAATTGCCTTCTGGTGTATTTTCCATAGAAGATATTCTACTTTTATACAGGGCTAGGTAGGGAAACTAACCTTTTAACCTAGTGTGACAAGCTAAGCAAATTTCTGCCCATGGGTAAAACCTTCTAAAGTTGAGAGGGTGTGGGCAATCCAGGGCTTCAGATGCGCTTTTATTTAAAGAATCTCGTATCCATGCAGAAAGTGTTATTCCGGCTTTTTCTGCAGCCTGTTTCCATCTGTCTCTGTCTGCCTCTGATGCACGAATAAGAACCTGTTTGTCAACAGTTTCACCATTTGCTGTTGCAGGGTTGGCAATAGATATGTCTTTATTTTCTTCCATGACTTTGTCAATTGCTTCTCTGGCTTTTTTGTTCTTTTCCATCATTCTTTTGACTCCTCAATACTGAGAGTCATTTCCTCTTCTTCTTCTTCGACTATTTCTGCATCAATTATTTCTCTGTTACCCAGAAGCTGCTTAATCATGTCTGGGGGTAATATTCCCGATGCTCCCATAAGTTCAAGAAGTTTCTTAGCTTCGGACTCTGGGTCAAACTTCTCTGTCTCTTGATTGGTAATTGCTCCAGCAAGCGTTACCTTGACCGGGTCGGCATTGGACATATTTGCTTCCATTTGCACATTTACATTGACATGGTCCATGCCCAATAGCTTTGTGCGTCTATCCATGATTGACAGTACCTGTTGTATTGCTTTCATGTCTGGCTCGACAGACACCTCTGAGCCGTCATCCATTCTGACCTTGCGATGTTGAGTCATAGGCCATATCGCCTGCTGGAGGTTGTCCAAACGCTCAAGCTCCATCCTGAGAACCTCAGGGTAAGCAAGCATTGCTTCTTTGTTGAGCTTTTCTAGTTGTCGCTTAATTGCGTTAGAGACAACACCACTACTAACGCCAAATCTTCTAGCTATTTCTTGTATAGACGTTCCAGCTTGACGCATCTTAAAAATGCGGGCGTCTCTTTCCGACAGGAACTCCCTGGTTACCGGCTTGTTTCCTTTGTCATCTGCCATTTAGCGCGCCTATTCATCGATGCTCTCCTGAAACATTAGCAAATTCAAGCACCTCAAACGGGAATTCTTTGCCACGCTTGATTTTCGTAGGCCAATGGCGCTCATCGCGAGCGCCTCTAAAGTGTCTCACATCGTACACATAGGGAACGGTAGAGGTAAAGTCTGGCTGTAGGGATACGCCGAATTCTGGCCACCTAGACCAAACTGCGGAACCAAATGGACGCAGGTCTCTTGTTGACATACTCTGACCAAGCGGTGCATGGTGCTCAAGCCATAGAGCGCAACCATAGGTTGTCCTGATGTAGTCAAGGTATTTTGCTACTTCGACAGCAACGGATTCAGAAGTTCTTCCACCTGGGTCTACGAAAGCCTTGTACAGAGGACCCATGACTACAAGCTGAGGCTTTTTCTTCTCGATATGTTCCTCGATGATTAGCCTGTCGGACGCTTTTAGTAAGTCTAGTCCGTCTGGCTTGACAACGAGACTGCCCGTAGGCGAGCTTACCTTTCGATACATCTTCGCCCTGTTTTCCGCAGCCTTACCGATTGCTCTGGACGTTCTCCTGATGATTCTTTCAGGGTTCTCAAGGTCGATTGTCAGAGTTCTGACTTGGTCCATTGGTTGATATGTGAAAGGGTGAATTCCCCACATTGAACAAATTGCTATTTGTCGAGCAAGCATTGTCTTTCCAACGCCTTCCGCTGCAACAACAATTACTCTTTCGCTCTTTTCCAAAAGGCCAGGGATAATCCATTCGTATGTATCATCGTCTGTCTCTGCTAAGAACGTCTCCCAATCAACAAGGCGACCTGGGTCTGGTGCTTCATCCTGCGAAAACGAACTTATGATTGTCGATGCCTTGACTATCTTCTGAAGAGTATTTAACTCATCATTGCCGAGAATCTTTGAGAGCCTGTCAAGAGTTTCTTGACCCTTGTCTTTTTCTTTTTCGATTACTTCATCTGTCTCTTTTACTTCTTCAATGAAGTCAGATGGGTCAAAGTATTCAAGCTCATCAAGAGAGTATCCAGCCTCTATATGGTCTGTTACGTCTTTTGCAAAAGGGCTTATGAATATGGTTGCAGTGCATCCAGCCTTTTTAAGCTGGTCACAAACCATTATTGCGTGGGCTTTACCCACTGAATCATTGTCGGCAACAATCTCAACAGTTGCGCCAGCGAGTGATTCTGTATTTATGTCAAGCCATTTACCAGCACCACCCGGAGCTGTAGTTGCGACAATACCCATATCCATGAGTGTGTCTGCATCTTTTTCACCCTCGACCAACCAGATTGGTACGTTCGCTTCTATTGCCTGCGCAATGTAGGGCAAGTTATATAAAACTTTAGGAGTGTCGCCCAACGAGTAAGCCCAATCGCCATTTGGCAATGGTTTTCTTTGTCTAAAGGTTTTTACTCCCCACTGATTCACGTACCGTAGCTTCTGGAACAGCAGGTTCCCATCTTTGTCAAGGTAGTCATACTCTTTTACAAGAGTGAGCTTTTCCTTTTCTTGTGGGCGTTCTTTCTTTTCTATCTTGACAGGATAGAGGTCTGCTGGTTTAAGCCCAACGGAAGAACATATTTTGTCTACGCCACACCCATTACCTCTGTGACAGTGAACAAGGACCGTACCATTTTCGTCCTCTGCCACCGACAAAGACGGATTTCTGTCGTCGTCTCTGCATGGACATCTGGCTTCCCATCCTGCAGATGTGTCTCTTACACCGACAAGACGAGATAGAAATTCTTGGGTGTGTGGATATTTAGGTTGACTCACTCTGTTTCCATTTCACGCCATCCGGTGAAGTCTCCGTTGGCATTCCTTGTCCCTATCCCTGGAAAAAATATTCTTGCGTCGCGCGAGAGCCTTATGCTTCTAATTGCTCTCAGTTTTGCACGCTGTAACTCTGTTTTTCCACCCCAAATCCCATAGGGCTCGTGGCGTAGCGAATACTCTAGACAGTGTTCAGTCTTTGCGCAAGAACCACAGATAATTAAAGCCTGCGCAGTGTTTCTCTCGTTTGTTTTTCGTTCTTCCCTAGTGGGCGAAGGTCCAAAAACGGGAAACCACATATTTGTGTCATGGCCTTTGCAGTTTCCATCCCGTGGGGCTTCATCGAACTTGTCGGCCATTTATTCCTCCGTTAGTGGCTAGGTGTTTGTAATCCTACCAACGTCAATAGAAGAAAGAAATACCGTTGCGTACTGAATTTTCAATTCAGCGTTATCCACAGTTGAAACTACATCAACAGAATCGAGTGGAACATTGAACTTTGCGGCGATAGAAGCCTTGATGCTGTTTATTCGAGATTCCGAACTTGAAGAGTCCTCTTCATAGAGAACTGTCGATGAACCGAGCTTCATAAGTTCCCTACCCATATTCACCGACTTAAAACACCATGCACAAGCGAGGGTATTCGTTTTGGTGTCAGCTTCTCTTGGTCTCGACTCTATGTGTCCACAGGAAAGAAGGTGGTCATAGCGAACATTGCCCCATTCACCAACTCTGGTTACAGATATGATTTTTTTTCTTGGGGCCTTGCGGTGTTCTGTAGTCATTTATGACTACTTCTTACGACGGAAAATCCTCTTGAAGAACGATGTCTTCTTAATGCTCTCCGGAAGTGCTGAGTCAAGGGTAGACACCATTTCTTCAACGCTGTCCACAATGTCGTTAATTACGACTGTTGCATTTTCGACAGTCTTGTCAATCGCCTCATGAATTGGTGCAGTCTGAAACGACACCTTAAAGTCGGGCGTACCGGAGGTTGTTGTTGTGCTCGTAACATTGACAACAGAAGGTGTTTTGGGGGCAGGGGCTTTTTTCGCAGGGCTCTTCTTTGCAGGAGCCTTTTTAGCGGGGGCCTTTTTTGCCGTGCTCTTCTTAGGGGCGGCCTTCTTTGCAGGGGCCTTCTTTGCTGTTGTCTTTTTCTTTTGTGTTGCCATAGGGGACATAATAGCGAATGTGGCGGGCCTGCGGTGGAAGTACCCCTAGGAACGACCAATTTGTGATTATTATTGCCCTGTGGAATCAAGTTACGACAATAATTTTAGCAAAATCGCCCTGTCGATAACTTCTGCTCAATTGGCTAAGAAAATGTCTGTCAAGGAGTTTGGAGTAGGGGAAGACCTTACTTTTAACTTCATGGGATGGGACAGGGACACTCTTGTCATAATCTGTCAAATGAAGAAGCCCATAATGGACCTAGAGCACGCCGAAAGGCTAACCAGGTCTGGCCATCTGTGTACTGCCCTGAGAAGGTACTGGGGGGTAACCGACATAACTATGGTTGCCGAGGGCTTTTGCTCCACCGATTCGCGAAAAACCAAAGGTCTAGACCTAGCCAAAGCCTATGCCGATAATAAAGAAGACGTCCAGGAGTGCATAACCGTAGCCCATGCGTCAATAGTTGGCGACAAAATGCTAAGCGACCTTGTCGCTGTCCCCTATAAATATTTACAAAACAATGAAATAGAGTGGGGAGAAATTCTAACCTATCCTGGAAGCGCAGATAAAGTGTTGAGAAATTCAAGCTTTCCCAAAATGCTTCGCAAGGCACTGGCCGAACCCATCTCTACCGAAGAGCTCCCAGATGAGGCCTACACGGAATTACGTGATGCGATAGATAGCAACGGGTTTTACATTCAAGAACTGCCTTAATGGTATAATTGGTCATGAGCGCGTTCTACGAAAATTCATACATGAATGGGGACGGCACTCGTAGACTTTTCAACGACGTAACAGTTCTTGGAGCAGATAGAAAGCCATGCATTGTTTGTGGCCATGAAACTGGGGACTGCACTGGAGACTCCGGTCCACCAATAGTTATTTTTGGTCAAGGCTCAAGTGAAACAATCATTGACACACAAACAATTCTTGTTGAAGAAGACATTTTTGAAGAGAGACAAATAACACCTTTCACTCGTGCAAAAGTTCTTTTGCACAGAAAAGGTAAATACATTCCGTTTAGAGAAGCAGAAAAACTTGGCTTGGTTGAAAGACCAAAACTTCCGTAGATAGTAGACCCTTTTAGTATTTTCCTGTAGGTTACAATAGTAACTCCCACCACCATGGGTGACTAAATGAACAGGAAGAAAATGAGCCACTTAGAACAGTCATTTGTTGACTCTTACGCAATGAAACAAGCCCCTTGGGGATTCAACGGTCTTGGAGAAATAGTATTTCTTCGTACATACAGCAGACAGAAAGAGAATGGCGATAATGAGACGTGGGCAGAAACACTCCAGCGTGTTATTAATGGTGCTATTGACATTGGCGTACCGTTCACAAAAGATGAAGCTGAGACTTTATTCGACCACTGTTTTAACTTGCGTTGTTCTTTTTCGGGCAGGTCTTTATGGCAACTCGGAACGCCATTAGTAGAAAAGTACAACGCAACTTCTCTTAATAACTGTTACTTCACGAACATTGAGAAGATTGAGGACTTTGAGCTTTTGTTTGACTACCTCATGCTTGGTGGAGGCGTTGGTTTTTCTGTAGAGCGTTCCAAGATTCACGAACTTCCAAAAGTAAAGACCGGTGTATCAATCACTCACGAACGCAGCAACGATGCAGACATCATTGTTCCAGACTCACGTCAAGGATGGCGTCGCCTGTTGCATAGTGTTCTTCGTTCATACTTTGATACCGGCAAGTCGTTCTCTTACTCCACAATTTTGATTCGCGAATTTGGAGCACCACTCAAGACGTTTGGTGGAACAGCAAGCGGACCTGGCGCGCTCGTTGACGGTATTGAAGACATCTGCAAGGTTCTGGAGAACCGCGCAGGAAAGAAATTGAGGTCTATTGATGTTCTGGATATTTGTAACATTATTGGTCGCATTGTTGTTTCCGGCTCGTCTAGGCGGTCGGCGCAAATAGCAATGGGTGACCCAGATGACGTTCTTTTCCTTCGTGCAAAGAACTGGGCATCGGGAAATGTTCCTGCATGGAGAGCCAACTCGAACAACAGTATTTACGCTGACCATTTTGATGAGATTATGTCCGAACTGTGGAAGGGCTATGACGGCTCAGGAGAGCCATACGGCCTTCTTAATCGTCGTTTGGCTCGTAC